GACCCCGAGCATTTCTTTGAGCCCTTCGGCGCGGTCATACCGGGATTGGCCCATCAGGAGATTCGGATTTTGCAGGAGGAGAGGGTGAAGTAGATGGCAGTCACGCTTCAGGAACGGGTTCGGCAATTAAAAGCCGCAAGACCGCAGATTGAGCGGAAAATCATGGATGCCTGTGAGGATGCGACCATACGCGCAATTGAAGCAGCCGCGGATATGACGCCGCCTGCCCAGGATACTCTCTTGTCCGGCACCCATACCCGGACCGGAGCGATGAAGCAGAACTGGGCGGCATCCAGCATCACAAAGCCCGTCAGACGAGGCGGCCGCTATGAAACCCGTCTGGCGAACAACATGGAATACGCATCCTATGTCAACGACGGGCACCGGATGGACCGGCACTTTGTCCCAGGTCTCTACATCAATGAGGAATCCGGTCTGCTGGAGTTCGACCCTGAAAAGAAATCCGGCATCGTCGTCGGCACGAAAACCAGCTACGTTCCCGGCATCTTCATGGTAGACGCGGCGAAAGAGGAGTATAAGCGAGTGCTTCGCCAGGAACTGGCGGACATTGGGGAGATTGTGTAATGACCTTCACCATCAAAAGCGTCGCCCGGTCTCTGGCGGACTACCTCTCCCCCACCCTTCCCGGCGTAACCTTCTACGAGGACCCCAATCAACAGGGGACGCAGACACCCTGTATGTTCCTCCAGCAGCGATACAGCCGCATGAAACGGCGTCAGGCCGGCCGCTGGCTGCGAACGATTGGGCTGGACCTGACGTTTTTGGAAGACTACAACCTCCCTGACCTCCAGCAGCGCTATCAAACCGCGGCTGAGGCTTTGGATTTGGTAATGGAGACCTTCCCCTACTCTGACGGCGAGGCGAAAACGCTGCTGCGAACCTATGATCGTGAATGGAAGATCGACGCTGACGAGCTGCATTACAAGTTTGAACTGAAGGTCTGGGTGGAACTTCCCGAAAACAGCGCGAAAATGCAAACCCTGTGCTTGCATCAGGAGGTAACAAATGGCAAAAAGATACACGCGTGAGGCGCTTCTGAAGGACAAGCGCTTTTCCGGCTGTCAGCAGGATTTCCTTGCGGCAGTCCTGCATCAGCCGGAATACACCATCGCCCAGGCCGAGAAGGCCGTGAAGGCGTTTTTTGAAAGGAAGTGAGCCTATGACAGGCGGAACCTGGAGTTCCCAAAATAAAATCCGCCCCGGCGTCTACATCCGCTTCAAGTCCAGCGGCGCGGCCGGCCTGGTTCCCGGTGAGCGGGGAACCGTGACCATCTGTGAACCCCTTTCCTGGGGACCTGCGGGTCAGGTGATGGAAATCGAGGCCGGGGCGGACACGAAGCCCTTCACCGGTTACGGCCTCACGGACCCCCGCAATCTTTTCCTGCAGGAAATCTTTAAGGGGACGGACCGCACCGCCGGGCCGAAAAAGGTGCTGCTGTACCGCCCCGCAGCCGCCGGAGCCGCCGCCGCCCAGACGCTGATCCCGGAGGCTGCTCCGGCAGGCGAGTCCGACGCTCCGGCGTCCGCCGGCGGTTTGCTGGTGACGGCCAACTATCCCGGCGTTCGCGGAAACGATATCTCCGTCATCATCGAGGAACAGACAGACCCCGAGGGCACCTATACCGTCTCTACCGTCGTGGACAATGAAATCGTCGATCAGCAGACCGCGGGGACGGCAGAGGACCTGACGCAAAACGGCTGGGTTTCCTTCTCCGGCGGACCTCTGACGGCCACGGCGGGCGTCACGCTGTCCGGCGGCCAGGACGGAACCGTTTCAGAGGCAGCCTACGCGCGCTACCTGACGGAGATCGAGCCCTATTCGTTCGATATTATGATCTATGACGGCTCCGACGAAACGGTAAAGGCCGCTATGGCCTCCTTCGTGAAACGCATGGCGCAGGAAAACGGGCAGTATTCCCAGCTGGCCGCCGCCAACCTGGCGAACCCTGATTCCATGTACGTCATCAACGTCCAGAGCGGCGTTATTCTGTCCGGCGGAACCGTACTGACACCGGAACAGACCACCTGGTGGGTGGGCGGCGCAGAGGCAGGGGCCCGGTACAATGAGAGCCTGACCTACGCCAAGTATCCCGGAGCTGTCGGAGTGTCCCCCAAGCTGACCAGCAGCGGCTATGCGCAGGCCCTCCAGGCAGGGCGGCTGGTGCTGGCGGCGGACGGCGGTGCCGTCAAGGTGGAGCAGGATATCAACTCCCTGGTGACCTATACCCAGGATATCAGCCGTGCCTTTCACAAAAACCGGGTCCTGCGGCTGTGCTCCACCATCGCCAACGACATCGGCCGGCAGTTCTCCGATAACTTCATCGGCATCGTGCACAACAATGACGGCGGCAGGTCCCGCTTCAAGGCGGTCATCGTAGGGTATCTGCTGGACATCCAGGCGGGCGGCGGCATCCAAAACTTCTCCGCCGATGATGTGGAGGTCCTCCCCGGAGATGAGATCGACGCCGTGGTGGTCAACCTCGCCCTGCAGCCCGCCGACGCGGTGGAGAAGATCTATCTGACCGTTGTGGTCTCGTAAAGGAGGAACGGATATGAGCTATCTTCTGGCAAAAGACACGGTAAACGGTGCGGAGGGCAAGATTTTCGTTACCCAAGACGGCAAAAACATTGAGGTGGCCGGCATGAAGAACATCAAGACTGTCGCCGGTATCCAGGGTCAGGACATGAGGGTCATCGGCACCCGGCGGATTCAGGATAAGCCCAACGGGGCCAAGCAGACCGGCTCCGGAAACATCTACTACGGCACCGACCTCTTCACCAGCATGGTCCTCCAGTACATCAATACCGGCGTCATGCCGGAATTCGACATCCAGATCACCAACCAGGACCCCACCACCAGCGTGGGCAGTCAGGTGATGGCCTATTACGGCTGCCACCTGACCGGGGATATCCCCATCTCTATCCTGGACAGCGAGGAATCCATGCTGAATTACGACTTCAATTTCGCCTGGACACGGGTCGCGGCGCTTCAGCACTTCAATGACCCTGTCCAGCTGGGCAATGATTAAGGAGGAACATTATGAGCAGATTATCCGCGTTTTTGCATCCCGCCGTCCCCCAGGTGGAAGAGGAGATCGTGATCTCCACGCGTTTCCTGGATGAGAAGGGCAATCCTGTCCCGTTCAAGGTCCGATCTTTGTCTCAGGAAGAGAACGACGTCATTTCAAAGCGGTCCCACCACATGGTAAAGGTGAATGGCCGGCTTCAGGAGCAGCTGGACAGCATTGAGTATGCCCGGCGCCTTGTGGTGACCGCCACGGTGGAACCCGACTTCTCAAGCAAGGAGCTCTGTGATGGTTTAGGCGTTGTCGACCCCTTGCTGGCACCCGGAAAGCTGCTTCTGTCGGGTGAGTTCAAGAAGCTCGTGGACAAGATTTTGGAGCTGTCCGGCTTCGACGACGCCGAGGACGTGGCGTCTGAGGCAAAAAACTGATCGGCGGGGACAGCCCGGACCCGGAAACGATGGCGGCGTACTACTGCTTCGTCAACCTGGGCTGGCCTCCGTCCAAATATGAGCGGCTTCCCTTTCGGGAGAGGGAGCTGATCGCGCAATTCATCAAAAAAGAGATTGCGTCCCGAAAGAAACAGTAAGGAGGTGCTTCATGGCTGCTATTCAGGAGATTCTGGCGGTAGTTGACCAATTTACCGCGCCGTTTTCGAAGTTTATTTCCATGGCGGAGAAAGCGGCGGGGTCCACCTCAGCGGCCCAGCGGGCGGCGGAGACGATGGGCCAAAGCCAGCGGGCGGCGGCGGAAATGGCCGCGGCCTCTTACAGCGGAGCGGCGGCGGCCTCTCAGGAGTATCAATCCACCCTGAGCGGAATGAGTCATCGCCTGGCAGAGCTGAGCGCCAAGATGGAGTCCTCCCGGCAGGAACTGCAGGAAATGGCAAGCGCCGGGCAGAGGGGAAGCCAGGAATATCGAGCCCTTGATCACTACATCCGCCATTTATCGGAGACCATTTCAGACTTGAACGCCCAGTACAGCGCCGCGTCCGCGAAAGCGGGGGGAGCCGCGCAGTCCGTAAGGAACACCGCTCAGGCGGCGGAGGAAGCGAGCCAGGCATTCGCGTCCTCTGCAAAAACTACGGAGCACTTTACAGCAAGCCAGCGGCAGGCAGTCTCCACCACAGATAGGCTCACCAGAAGCATCCGCAGCCTCGCCGGGGCTTATTTGAGCCTTCGCGGTTTGAAGGAGTTGGCGGGCTTGTCAGACACGATGGCCTCCGTTTCCGCCCGGCTGGACTTGGTCAACGAGAAATTTGGAACAACGCTGGACCTGCAAAAGATGATTAATGACACGGCACAACGGTCCAGGTCCCCCTATCTTGACACCGCCTCCGCTGTTTCCAAGATGGCGCTGAATGCTGGATTGGCCTTCACAGGGCCGCAGGATGTCGCCAACTTTATGGAACAGGTCAATAAACAGTTTATTATCGCCGGCGCCTCGGCGGGAGAACAGCGCAACGCTATGATTCAGCTCACGCAAGCGATGGCGGCGGGGACCCTCCGGGGAGAGGAATTGAACTCCATCCTGGACCAGGCCCCCGGTATTGCCAGAGCAATCGAAAGTTATATGGGCATTGCGGAGGGCAGTATCAAGCAATATGCGGAGAAGGGGGCGATTACCGCCCAAGTAGTGAAAAACGCGATGTTTGCCGCTGCTGACGACACCAACCGCAAATTTGCATCTATGCCTATGACCTGGTCGCAAATCGCAGCTGAGATGCAAAACACAGCCTTGGAGAAGTTCAACCCGGTGTTGGATAAGATTAACGAGATTGCCAACAGTGAGCGGTTCTCAAAAGTCATGAACAGCGCAATCGACGGCTTGAGCCAACTTGCTGACGCAGCAGCGGATGTTATGGATGCCATGATTACTGCAGGTGGTTTCATTATAGACAACTGGTCAGAAATCAAACCGGTGTTAATGCTTGCCGCTGGAGCTCTGATTTCTTACAACATGGTAGCGGCAATTACAAACGGCATTAACAGAGCCATTGCCATTTCCGAAGGCGTCAAAGCTGCCGCAATGGCAATGAGTAAAGGGGCTGCCTTTGCCGCTACAGCGGCACAATACGGATTGAATGCGGCGCTGCTGGCCTGCCCCGTCACCTGGATCGTGCTGGGCATTACCGCCGTGGCCGCCGTTATCTATCTGGCTATCGCCGCCTTCAACCATTTCGCGGGTACAAGCATTTCTGCCACCGCCGTTGTCGCGGGTGCGTTTGCCGTCATGGCGGCGTTCATCCTTAATAGCAGCATCATACCAGTACAGCGCGGCTTTGCGATGCTGGCAAACTTTGTAGGGAACATATTCAACAATCCTATTGCAGCAGTAAAGGCCCTTTTTTATGATATGGCGCTGACGGTCCTCGGATATATCCGCAATGTCGCGCACGGCATTGAAAACCTTTTGAACAGTATCCCCGGCGTGCAGGTTACGCTTACTTCTACTCTTGACCGGTGGTACAACGACCTTACCAACAAAAAGAATAAAATTGAGGAAACATCCGGCTGGAGGGACTATGTAAAACCGTGGGATTACCTGGACTTGGGCGACACCTTCCAGAATACCTACAATACAGTAAACAACATGCTCTCCGGCGGCAAGACTAGGAGCGCTGCCGAAGATAATCCGGCGGCAGATCAACTGCTTTCGTATATTCCATACGACGAGCTTGCCGGTTCCTTGTCCGACATCTCCAGGGACGTGGGAAAAATCTCCAAGTCCGTCTCCCTCTCCGAAGAGGACCTGAAGTCCCTGGTAGACATGGCGGAGCGCCGGTATGTGAACAACATCAACCTCACCGCCCAGAGCCCCGTCATCAACGTCAGCGGGCAAAACACCGGGAACACTCCCCAGGACCGCAAAGCCCTGGCCGACACCATCCGGGACATTCTCATTGAGCAGACGGCGGCGGGTTCCGCCCGCTCCACCGCTCGGGCTTACTAGGAGGCGCGCCATGCCTAATGATTTCGGTCTTTTCTTCACCAGGGACGACATGGTGATTCGCCTGCCCCAGAACCCTGAGAAGCTGCCGGTGGCCCGGCCCAGCGGCAACAGCGATTATAAGAACCTGTATTCACAACCGTTGAACGCCGTCTGAGCGGGTCTTTTGCCCCCACTCTTCGTTAAATTTTTTCGCCGGGCGTCAGCCCGCCGAAAAAATTTGCCTCGATTGAAGACAAAATCCCTCGCCCAGCCGACATTCCCCGGTTATGAATACAGGTTCTAACGTTCTGGGACTGGGACAAATTATGATTCCCCGCACGCCAAACCTCAAGGAGGTCGCCATCTCCAGCTACTTCCCCGGCCGGGTGTCCTCCGGCGTGCTGACCTCCGGAGGCTTCGAGCCGCCTGAATTCTACATCCGCTTTTTCCAGTCCGCCATGGACGACCTCTCCCCCATCCTCTACACCCCCGTCCGCTGCTACGAAAACGGCGAGCCCTTCATGACCGGCGAGACCGGCATGATGGTCCTTGTCACCCAGTTCGACACCGAGGAGCGGGGCGGTGAAACCGGCGATTTCTATTATGACCTGACCCTCACCGAGTACAGGGACTACACACCCGGCACC